CAGCTCATGGCCTCTTCGCATTCGGCGAGAGTTTTCAATTCTTCAAGCTGTGGTTGAGATTTTGGTTTCATGGAAAATTCTTGTTGAGGATGAGGCGGTAACCGTTCCCCACTTTGTCCGCGGTGACATCGTTGACGTAGTAGGCCACGCCGTTCAAGATCACCGTCACGTAGCGGACCGGCGCGAACGGAAGCTCTCCCGGATTCGCGCCCACGGAGACGAAGAAATCACAGAAGTAGCCGGGCGCCTTGGATTCCGGCATCCCGGACGCGAGGATGATTCCCTGGATCTGCAGCGCGGGACCTGTCGGCGGCTGGTACGTCGCCGCGGTCCCGAACACACCTATGGCGCCCGCGTTCAGGGTTGCCAGGAGACTGGCGAAGTTGCCCACGGGGAGGCTCAGATGGTCAGCTTCTGAATGACCAGAGGCTTGAGACAAATCGGCAGCGGATTGGACTGACACTCCATCTCGATGCCCTTGTCATAGTTCAACGGTCTCTGTTTCGAATAGAAGGGCAGGCCTTCCGTGTTGACCGTCTCCATGTAGTCGGCAGGCGCGTAAAAGGTCTTGAAGACCGAGGTCCCGAGCGGGAAGAGATAGGAGGAGCCGGCATCGATCAGCGGCTGGCTGGCGCCGGTCGAATCGGTTACGGCGCCGGTATAATCCACCCAGGTGACTCCGCCGAACACAAAGCCGCGCACGCCCTGATTGGTCATGCCCGCGGCGTTGGGCTGCTCGTTAGTGCCCGAATAATCGCCGGCCAGGTTCTGCCCGTTGTTCTGGTAATAAGTGAAGGCCACCTTCACGTTGGGATGCGAGACCAGCGCATCGTAGAAGGTATCCGAGCACAAGCCGATAAACTGGGTCATCAGCTCGCCGCGCAGGTTGAGCAGCGTCACGCGCTTCTGTTTCGCGATCGCGCCCATGACGTCGGTCGTCGAGGTAGCGAGGGCCAGCGAAGTGACCGCTTGAGTGAGCCCGAAATCGGAATAGATGTTCAGGATGGTATTGCCCAAGCCGTCTGCCACGATGCCGCCCTTGAGCACGCCCAGGCGCATCCACTCGAGAGTTTGTTCGAGCTTGAGGCGCATTTCCTTCATCTTCTTGCCCAGGAGCCATTGCGCGTCCTGGACTTCGTCGGAGCCAGGCCGGCGGCGCCCCTGCAGATCCCCAGCGAGAATCTGATCGTTGATGGGGAAGTGCGGCAGGTTATAGCTGCGCGTGCGCGCGACGTTGGTCTTGTTGGCCACGCCCGGTCCGCCCCAGCGGGATTGCGGGAGCAGTTGGTTGGTGATGGGGTCGAAGTCCACCGCGACCATGCGCTGATTGACCCCTTCGTCTTTGAAGAGGCCCATGGCGCCGAGGCGCCCGTATTGCGGCGTTATGTCGTTGATTGCTTCAGTCAGGGCGACCACGCCGAAAGCGTCCTGAGTGAATACGTTGAGAATGTCTACAGCCATTTGGATTGTCCTTAAGCGAAGAGTTTTGAGGCGTCGGTTACTTACACGCCGAATGCGGTTTCGATCTTGATGCCGAGTGCGAGAAGCTGCGTCGCAACGGTGGCGATCTGTCCGGAGGTCATGCCCGCGGTATAGACCAGGCCGGTCGATTTCACGACGGCCGGGCCGCGGGTGAGCACGTTGTACTGGTTGGTCGACAACGGCGAGACACTGCCCAGCGGGAGGGTGATCGGTTCGAGTAGAATGCCGGCGACGTTTTGCGTGCCGTCCGAAGCGGCCGGCGTCAGTTGCGTGTATTGCCCCGAGGAGGTCTGCATTCCCAGGACCTGGCCGATAACGCAGGCGGGAATACCGGCCTCGACAGTGACAGTCGAGACGACGTAGTTGACCTCTTCACCGGTCTGCCATAGCAGGACATCGCCGATGCGGGGATCTTCGTAAATAAGCATGTTAGTTTTGTTTCTCCTTTCGCCCGCAAAGCGCGGCGATGACTTCCTTCCAGGGCTGTGCCTTGCCCGTGGGTTTCGTGCCTTTGCCGGGCTTGAGTGCATCGGCCCCCGGCATTACAGAACTGTTCAGCTCCGGCCCGTTTTCCGCTACCTTGGCGGCCAGCAGTTGCTTCCGCACGTCTTCGGCGGAGGTGTTCGAGCTGATGAATTTGGCAACCAGCTCCGGCTTGCCGGCGATGGCGCACATATCGACGATGGCGCCGATCTCGGCACGGGCTTGCTCGCGCGCGGCGGCGCGGACTTCATCCGGAATGGCGGTCTCTGCAGCTTGGAGCGGCAGCGCGGCGGCCGCGGCGGATGCGTCCAGGTCCATCAGTTCCGGGACTTCCTTGCCGGCGTCTTTCAGGTGCGCGGCCAGGTGGTCATGCACGCCCTGTCGATCGGCAGCGGGCATGGCCTTCCCTTCGGGGCCGTTCAGCGCATCGATGCCGGCCTTGGCCCCGGCCAGATTGGCGGCGCCTACTTTGCCGTCGTCGCTGACATTGTGATGCGGGAACTTGTAACTCGCCTTGCTGTCCGGATTCCCGGCGGGGTCTTCCCAGGCGTGCGCTCCTTGGAGCGGTTTCTGCTCGCTCGGAAGCCGTTTCACGTTCTCGGCGGCGTCCCAAGGGGCGTCCGAGGTTGCGGTATGGTGTTTCGCGATTGCTGACATATTCATTCGTTCCTCTTGTGCGGCCTTGGCCGCGGATAGTGTCTTCTTGTTGGTCTGTACGGCGCGAGTGACAAGGGCCAGAGCGTCGGCTGGGGTGCCCACCGCATCGGCGAAACCTACGGCCACGCCGGCTTGTCCCGTGTAGGTGAGTGCCTGGGTCTTCTTTACGGCATCCGCGGTCATGCCGCGGCCGCGGGACACCGACGCGACGAAAAGGCCGTAGACCGCATCGACTCTTTCCTGCATGCGCGCGCGGGCGGAGTCAGTCAGCGGCTCATGCGGGGTGCCGTCGTTCTTGTGATCGCCGGCGAAGATCGCTGTGTACTTGAGGCCGGCTTTCTGGTCGGCGCCCGACTCATCCAAATGCAGCAGCATGACTCCCACGCTGCCCACGCCGGCGTCGCGCGGCACGATGATCTGATCGGCGGTCGACGCCAGAAGGTACGCCGCGGAATAGGCCGATCCGGCGAACGCGCAGATGGGCTTGCTGCCACGCGCGGCGAGCATGGCGTCGGCCAGGTCGAACATGCCCTGAACTTCCCCGCCAGGCGAATCGATATTCAGCAGGATGCCGCGCACCGAAGAGTTATCGACGGCGCCGAAGAAGTCGCGCGCGATCTGCGAGTAGCTGGTCAAGCCGGAGGCGGCATCCATGCCGGTCGACTTACTCACCAGCGTGCCCTGAATGTCGATGGTGGCTACGCCGTCCTGGTTGATATTGGAGGCTTTGGCCCTCGGCGGGGGATCGTCGTCGCCGTCCCACATGGCGAGATCTCCACCCAGCAGGCGCGGGGCGACCGCGGCCACGATCACATCGAGCTTGCCGCGCTCGATGGCGAGGGGAACGCCGAAGATGCGGCCGGCTAATCTGGGGAGTGCGATCATGGTTTTGGTTTGCCTTTCCCGGGCGCGGGGCTCGGAGGAGCGCCGGGCGAGTCGGGCGGGGCCGGCTCAGTTCCAGCCAGGTCCTCGTTCTGTCCGGGAGGAACAGTCTCAGTAACGCGGGAATTGCCATACACCGGCACAATGCCCAGCAACTTTTCGCGGTCGTGATCGCGCTTGATGGCCGCGTCGACCTCTTCGGGCACGTCGCCTCTTGCCGCTATCTTTGCCTCGCGGGAATCCAGGCAGGATTCGATTTCCATCCTGACGGTGGTCACGTCTTTGACTGGATCCACATACTCCCACGGCTGCGCCAGCCATTCGACATTCAGATACTCTTCGGGATGCTTGCGGTAATCCTTGGCGTCGATGACACCAGCCAGGGCCGCGGCATCCAGCCAGGCGCGCCATATCGGGCGGCAGACCTGCTGCTTCATGACGGCGTGCTGGTACTGTTTCCAGATGCGGCGCAATCCCATCAGGCGGATGCGCGCGCTCGAATAGTTGACCTGGTTCATGTCGCCGGTCAACTGGTCGTAAGAGACGCGCAGCGCGGTGGCGATGGTCTGCTGCTGCACGCGCATGAACGCCTCGTAGGTGTTCGTGACTCCGGGGTGGGAATAGAAATCGAACTCTTCGCCGGCGTTGGCATCGAGCATGGTCATGGTGCCCGGCTGCGCTTCGACATAAGCCACGCCGGCGGGAGCTTGGTCGTTGGCTACCGTGGTCAACTGGGCGAGCTGCGGATCGTCCGGAGTGAGTGACTTCTTCCAACCGAACATGTAGGCGCCCAGCTTCTGACGGAGACGCTCGGCATCGTCGTAATCGTCCATGTCGGCGAGCTGGATCAGGATAGGCGCAAGCGAGGTAATGCCGCGGATCTGATTGCCGCGCAGAAACTCCATCACGTGCAGCACGCTCGGCGAGGGGATGCGCACGACTTCGAAGGCATTCGGCCAGATGGTCGAATCGCCCGGATGGTCGCGATAGAAGTGATAGGCGACGCGCCGGTGGATCTGATCGAACTCGATGCCGGCGCGGACCAGGTTGGTGGGCGACGACATTTGCCCCGACATCTTCCAGAAGGGCAGTTGTTCGGGCTCGATCAGCTCGAGCTGCAGGGGCACGCGGAGGCCGATGGGCGACAAATCCGCCGCCATCCTGGGGCGCAGGCGGACGAAGGCCTCGCCGGCCTCCACCACGTTGCGGCAGACGAGCGATTGCAGCAGGTAGAAATCCTGCAGGCTGTCGGAATTGCCGTCCGCCCCGATACGGCGCGTGGCGGAGGCCTGCGGGACCCAGAGGCCGAACTCCTTCTCGAGCAGTTGCCGGGTATCGGTATCGGAGTGCCGCGAGTGCGGACGGAGGCCCGTGCCGATGACTTCGGCGATAAACGCCGTGACTCCGCTGGCGGCCAGGGGATTGTCCATCACCGCCTTGCGCGCGCGGGCGGTGAGGAGGGGGCCGTCCGAAAGCGCGAGCGAGCTTACGCCGCGGGTCGAGCTGCCGATGGTAACCGTGCGGCGGCCCATGGCGGCGCTGTTGTAGCCGGACGTGCCGGCGGGATAGATGTAGGTGCTGGGGCTGTTGGCGGTCAGCCGGCCGGTGAGGGCGCGCCCGAGAGTTTTGAGGTACTCGCTCAACATTACCAGCCGATGCCTTTACCGCCGAAGAGATAGAACGTCCTGGTCTTAGGAACTTGTGGAGGAGCGTCGGTGGCGGTGGGATAGAGCGCGTTGAAATAGCTGATCCGGTTGCGGATCTCTGCGGCAGTCTGAGCCCGATACATCCGACCTTCGAAGGACACTTCCGCCGCGGTGGCTCCGGCCAGTAGAGCAGCCTCTAGCTGAGCGATCGCTGTGTCGAGTTGCCAAGTTGTATAGGGCATTGTTACCTTAGCCTGATCTGCATACGCTGCTGCGGTCTCTGCACAGGTTGAACTGACTCACCAGGAGTCACTGGCTTGCTGGCTGCGATTCTGCTTTCGAGTGCCGCCCAGTGTTTTTCCTGAAAGCGGTGCGATCCGAAATCCCACGCCGCCGCCTGCGCGTAGATCCTGCAATCCAGCGCCTCATTCCGAGGCCGGGTCTGCTGATACTCCTGCTGCGCGCGCCCCTTCTTATCTCTGCGAGTGACTAAGTGCTCCGAGCAGATCTGTTTGAAGTGCTCGTCCCCATAGGTCGGATCTTCCGGCAGGTGACAGAAGCCCGCGGGATATCCGTAGCCCAAGCCCAGCTCGTCGGCGGTCGGCGGCCGCTTGCGGAGATCGGCGAAGAGCTGCCCCTTGAAGAAATCCGGGTTCAGCGTCTTGAACAGCACGCCGAATTTGAGCTTGCGTCCGCCTACCGTGGCTTCGACAGCGTGCGGAGATCCAACCGGATCGCCCTTCGAATAGCCCTTGATCGCCCAAGTCTGAGGACGGGGCTGCAAGCGTACCCACTCGTAAACTGCTGGCGTGATCGTTCCATCGCCGGAGTCTACAAACATC